AGTTTATGCAGACGGTAGAGCCTGATAAAAACCCGACCAGACCAATGTGTAATGACGATGACGGAATGTTGATTTCTCAGGTCGTAGATTCCGTCATCGCCACTGACGCACAGGCGTATGCGATATTACTCAGTTACTATGCCAACGGGTCATCTAAGCTGGCGATCGCATCTTACTATCATGGAGTTGCAAAACCACGCAAAATGAACACGCGGTCAGGAGGGAAGATAAAGGTTCCATCTATGCGGACATGTCGCCGTGAAGTTGACGATAAGCTAAAAGCGGCTCAGTGGGTTCTGTGTGAACCTCTGCGAAATGCAATGAACAGTCGTAAACGAGTGACTAAAGTGCGGAAGATTGCTGAACTTTGCTATTGACACCAATGACCAAATGGACAATACTTATCAGGTAAGTTGCTTTACGTGTACCTTAAGTCACTTAACCAGATTAACGAGCCTCGCCAAGTGCGGGGCTTTTTCGTATGTAACGTATTGATATTGTTCCGATATGGGAATCACCATAACGTAATTCTAACTTGTAACGATAGCTTACAGGTTCAACTCTCCGGAGTTTCCGGATAGTTCACATGTTCGGTTATTCCGGACAACTGAAATTACATGCACAAAAAAGCCGGGCAGAAGGCACCGGCAAAAAATATTGTAAAAATTAAGTGTTCCGCATTTGCATGCGTCACTTACAACTATATAGAGTAGTGGTATTTACTTATGTAACTTAGTGTTTTCATATGTTAATTAACCAAGCAAGGTCGCCATGTGCGGCCTTTTTCATATACGCCGCCACAGAATCCTGAACAAACAAACGTAATCATCGCAGAGATACTGTGCGCGGCACCCTATTAACTAAATTCCTCCCACTATAGGGGGTGAGTATGAAACATATGAACAATACCCCTGATTTGTGGGATCAGATATTAAGTTACCTTTATCAGTATAAAGACCAAGGTGTATTTGCTGCCCTAGCCGGTTTAGTTGCTGGCTTGCGCGGGATGTATAACGGCGGCGGATGGAAGAAGACACTACTGGACGCTGTTCTGTGTGCAGTCCTCGGTTGGTTCGCTAAAGACCTGCTGGCCTTTATGGGTCTGAATCAAGACTTGGCTTATATCACCAGCGTCATGATTGGTTACTGGGGCGTAGAGAAGGTAAGCGGAATGATTAAAGGTAAAGCGGGAGTAAATAATGACTGAGCCAAAATGGATTACTGAAGCCCGGAAAGAAATCGGTGTATCAGAACACACAGCAGCAGGTTCCGCAGCAGTAGACCAGATGTGGATTGACAGTAAAATGCGCGGACTGGTTGGCACTGCGCGTAAAGTGCCGTGGTGTGCCGGGTTCGTTAATGCTTGCCTGGAGCGTGCCGGAATCCGCTCTGCCCGCTCTGATTCTTCCCGTTCCTATCTGGCGTTCGGTGAAAGACTGGACTCACCACTATATGGCTGCATTGTCACATTCTCCCGCAATGGCGGTGGGCATGTCGGCTTTGTCGTTGGCAAAACGGAATCTGGTCAGTTGATGGTGTTGGGCGGTAATCAGTCCGATGCGGTAAATATCAAGGCGTTCGGTACCGATCGTGTTACCGGCTACCGTTGGCCGTCTGGTGTTCCGCTGGATAATCGCCCGCTGCCGGTTGGCAATGCTGCGCTGTCAGTGAAAGAGTCCTGATATGGACACCATGACAAAGGCGCTGGTTGGTGTCTGCGGTGTGCTGCTGATTGGCTTGCTGCTGACACTGAACCTGTACGGTGGGCTGAAAGATAATTATCAGCTGCTGTCCATGCAGTTCAGCGAACAAGTCGCCATCAACAAAGACTACAAATCCCGCATCCAGTCACTTCACGAACTCGACACTATGTACACGCAGGAGTTAACCAATGCAAAAACTGAAATTGATAGCCTGCGTGATGCTGTTAAGTCTGGCGCTAAGCGGGTGTACGTCCGCGCCGAGTGTCCAAAGAGTGGATCCGATACCACCGAAATCGGACGCAATGAAAGCTCCCCACGACTTAGCGAAGCAACTGAGCGAGATTATTGGCGTCTCAGAGAAATGATGGCTGAGAACTTAAATCAGACCCTGTATTTGCAGGACTATATCAGAACGGAGTGCCTGAAATGAAAAGTCAATTACTGGTATCAGTTAAATTTGATACCAGCAAAGTAGATAAAAAAATAGAAGAAATTCAATCAACGCTTCCTGAGGGCGTCTTTGAGTTTTTTCGCGACGTAATCTCTGGCTTGCTTGGCGAGGTCATCCTTTCGGATATTTCTTCCGCAGGAGGAGCACTTAGCGTCAGTGAGGTCGTCTGTACTCTTGATTTCGACCCCGGAGCTTACGACAAGATCCTTTCCACAGCCAGGGCATTTAAAGCTCACCTTACTCATCAGAAACAATCTCCTATTAACGGGAAAAGCCCCGAGGAAATATTAGAACATTTTAACAAATATAACTTCGTGGACGATCACGGACACCGCCTCGAATTCTGTCAGGACTTCATTGATCTTGTGATGCAGGCGACAAAGTAAAGAAACGCTTAACAACGCCTCGCTAAATAGCGGGGCTTTTTATAACAGGTGGCAACATGACAGAAATCATTATCCCCACCCTCACCGCAGTAGCTGGCTTCGTCGCCGGTGCTCTGGTTTATCGCAAGCACACCAAAGAGTCAGAACGCATCATCAAACAGATGCAGGATGCCAACGCGAAGTTGCAAAAGCGATTAGATGAACGAAAGAAGTAACCCATCACAAAGCCTGCTTCCGAGTGGGCTTTTTAATGATTACTCCCGACAAGGAAGGTGATCCAAATCTCAGAGGCTGACTGTAACCGCAAGTGACCAAAGTAACTCTGCGATGCGTGATGATGGTTGCGAACTCTACGCATTTCACCCTGTGCACCACATGCACACATCTTTAAACACCAAGCCAATATTTAGGAATGAGTCCTGAGGCGATCAGTTATAGCTGATGTCGCTTTGGTGGGCTGATCTCCTATGTGGCAGGATTCATTACTAAGTAAGGTAGACATCATGACTAAATTAACTGTCATCAATAACGCTTTGCCTGCAGAAGGGCAACCAACAATGACCAGCTTGGAAATGGTCGATTACATCAACGCTGTAGCAGGTAAAGCTTCTGAATCTGTAACTGTGGAACAGCTTGAATGTTGTTTGCATCTCCTAGAATCAGCAAGAAAGATATCCAGCGGCAGTTACCACCATTTATACAAAGCGGTCTATTGTCACATAACTAGCTTAATTGGCAGCAAATTAACAGAATTAAACTCAGTTGACTGTGAGGGTGGTATTTATTTAATTGAGTTCAATGATGGAAATATAAAAATAGGAATGACGCAAACCAATTTCGCCGAAAGGCTCAGGGTGATAAAAAATCAGACCGCAGCAAGCGTCATTCAGTATGACTTTATGCAATGCGAGCATCCAAGCGCTATAGAAACCCTGCTTCATAGAAGATTTGCGAATCTTCGGGGTAATGGTGAATTTTTTTATGCGGATTATGAGGCAGTCAAGAATGAGGCTCTCATGTTAATTAACCGGCAGAACTAAGCGCAAAAATACGCTTTGCTTGATTATCAACGAAATAGACCGCCCAGCGGTCTTTTTTATGTCCGATGCTCAGATGTGAGCAACGAACCAAACACTACCGAGCCGCCGATCTCCTCTGCCACATTAGCCACGACCTGTGCCACTCCTCACAGCGAGCGTGTGGACATACAGAATAATCGGTAACACCGGGCTTACGACCCCATAAGGCGGCGACACCTGCCGTGGTGGAAGAAATGGTGAACATCTGACCTACAAGAGAGGTAATTATGATTACAGGAACTATCAGTTACAAAATGACCCTGCGTTGGTACATGAAGCCGGTATTGCTTATCGCAGCCTTTCTGCCCGGTACGTGGTTAGCAAGCCTGTGCTTTAAGAAAGAAATCGTATTTGAAGGTCAGGAGGTTGAATTGAATGACTGAAAAATACGAAGTCACAGCAACCAAAAAGGACGGCACGACATATCACGGATTGATGACAACGAAAGAGCCGCGCATTACTAACGGTCTGATTGGTATTGCCGGTCTGGATGGCTCATGGACATATATCGCACCGGATGAAATCAGCGACATCAGATACATTCCGGTTGTTGAGGATAAACAGTAAGGGGTCGGCATGGCTAAAAGACCAGACTGGGAAGCTATCGAGTCGGCTTACAGGGCTGGCATGATGTCACTCCGTGAAATTGCTTCCCAGCATGACATTACTCACGGGGCAATTAACAAAAGAGCAAAAAAAGAAGGGTGGGAAAGAGACCTCAGAGAAAAGATAAAACTCAAGGCTGATGCGTTGGTATCCAAACGCGAGGTATCCACTAAGGTATCCACCGAAAAGGCAGTATCAGAGCGGATACTAATCGAAGCAAATGCAGAGGTTATTGCAACTGTCCGCATGGAGCATCGCGGTGATATCAGACGAGCCCGCGAACTGGCTAACGCCTTGTTTGATGAGTTGAGTACAGAGTGTGCAGATGTGCCGGCACTGAAAAAACTCGGCGAGTTAATGATTGAGCCTGATGATAACGGGCGCGACAAACTGAATGAGCTTTACCATGCGATTATCTCTCTCCCTGAGCGCGTGAAGTCAGCTAAGGCACTGAGCGAAACGCTGAAGAACTTAATCGGACTTGAGCGTCAGGCATACGGGCTTGATGACGCATTGCAGAATAACGCAGCCAGCCAGCTTTCCGACCTGATGGACGAACTATCGAGCAAATAAAATGAAGCCAGAGCATTTAGCGTTACTGCGTAATAAGCAATGGCGTCTGAATAATCTGTACTGGATCACCGATAAAGAAGGTCGCCCGGTCCGCTTTAAAATGACGCCTGAGCAAAGTGAGTATTTCGACGGCATCCACAATCGCAATATCATTCTAAAAGCCCGTCAGCTCGGGTTCACGACTGAAGTCTGCATTATCCAGCTGGACGCTGCCATATTTGAATCAGCCAAGTGCGCACTGATAGCTCACACCCTGCCGGACGCAAAACGCCTGTTCAGGGAGAAGATTAAATATGCCTACGAGCGCCTGCCGGACGAAATCAAAGCCGCTAACCCTGCGAGTAATGACTCTGCCGGTGAACTGGTATTCAGCAAAGGCGGCTCTGTGACCGTCTCCGTGTCATTTCGTGGCGGTACACTGCGTTACCTGCATGTGTCGGAGTTCGGGAAGATATGCGCCAAGCAGCCGGAGAAAGCCCGTGAGATCGTCACAGGGGCGTTTGAGGCGGTATGAATGCTTTACGACGATTGAAAGCACGGCAGAGGGTCGGGCAGGTTATTTCTTTGACTACTGCCAGCTTGCAGAAAAAGCCCTGATGCAGGGTAAAACATTATCCCCGCTGGACTGGAAATTTTTCTTTTTCTCCTGGTGGAAGAATCCGCAGTACGCAATCGACCCTGTGGAGCAATTACCACAGCGCCTGACTGATTATTTTGATGAGTTGTCAGGTAAGCACAGCATCACTCTCAACGACCGGCAAAAAGCCTGGTATTACGCCAAAGAGAAAACACTCGGCGACGATATGAAGCGGGAATACCCGTCGATACCGTCAGAGGCATTCCAGCAGTCGGTAGATGGCGCGTATTACGCGAAACAATTCCGCTGGCTGTACGAAAACAAACGCATTGGTGAAATACCTGATAACTCACACCTGCCGGTACACACGTACTGGGATATCGGTGTTAGTGATTCAACGTCAATCTGGTTTGTTCGTGAAGTTGGTGAAGAGTTTCATATTATCGACCACTACTCAAACAGTGGTGAGGGCTTGCGCCATTACATGAAGGTGCTGAGAGACAGAGGTTACGACTACGCCAGCCACAGTGCGCCACACGATATTGATAACCGCGAGTTTGGGTCTGACGCTAAATCCCGAAAAGACCTCGCGCGGGAAGGGTACGAAATCGACGGGCAGGTATATTCCATCCGGTTTGAGGTTGTGCCGCGATCATCAGTTGATGAGGGCATTGAGGCAGTGCGTGAAATCCTGTCGCTCTGCATATTCGATGAAAACAAATGTAGCGAGGGCATAACGCACCTTGAGGCTTACCGCAAGGAGTGGGACGACAAGCGCGGCTGCTGGAAAGATAAGCCGCTGCACGACTACACATCACACGACGCAGACGGATTCCGTTACTTCGCGGTGAGTCGCCGCAATAAGAAATCACATCTCGGGATGCTGGTTCGCAAACGCTAATGAGGGCAAAAATGGAAGTAAATCAGCACAAGCTGTCATTAGCGGTCAATAACGCTATCAGCGCAGTAGCAAGAGCCAGAGCAAACTACGCATCAGGCGGCATCGGAACCGGAAACACCAAGCGCCCGCGCATCTGGCGTGAGTTTGGCTATCCGGAAGTGCTCACGTTTGATGATTTCTACAAAGCCTATGACCGCAACGCACTTGGCGGGGCAGCAGTAGACCGGTATATCTCCGGGTGCTGGATTGATGTCCCTGAAATATTCGAAGGTGACGAAGAAGCAGACCAGGACGGCTCTACTGAGTGGGATAACAAGCTGAATAAACTGCTTAAATCACACTGGGAGCAAATCAAAGAAGCCGATAAGCGTAATCTCATCGGTCGATATTCCGGGCTGATTATCCAGTTGCGTGATGGTCGTAAGTGGGATGAACCGGTTGATACAGCCGTCATATCCCGCCTGAAAGACAAGGCGATCATCAGGCTTATTCCAGCGTGGGAAGCACAGCTTGATGTGAAGCGGTGGAATGAGGATCAGCTTAGCGAAAATTACGGTTACCCATCGCTGTACTCATTCACTGAGCTTCCGGTCGGTCAGGAGTCTGACGGCTCTCCGGGGCGGATTATTGATATTCACCCTGACCGCGTGATTATTCTGGCTGAGGGCGCGGCGGACGGCAAGTTAACCTCCGGAAACCCGCTATTGAGGAAAGGATATAACAAGTTGCTTGATGCTGAAAAAGTATCAGGCGGCAGCGCCGAGGGGTTCCTGAAAAACGCCAGCCGGCAGTTGAATTACTCATTCAGTAAGGAAACAGACTTCCATCGTCTGGCTGAAGCGTTAGGCACTAATATTGAGGGTTTGCCGGATAAGCTGGATGAGCAGGTTCGCCGCCTGAACGAGAGCATTGATGCGTCAGTGATGATGCAGGAAGGTACTGCAAACGTACTTTCTGTTGCTCCGGCAGATCCTGAACCAACATGGCGAACCGCACTGGCTGAGTTTGCAGCTTCAATCAACATGCCCGTTAAGGTGCTTATCGGTCAGATTACCGGTGAACGGGCATCGACTGAGGACATGAAAGATTGGGCGAAAACCTGTATGTCACGGCGTACCGGCTTTCTGAAATCAGTCATTGAGTCCTTTGTTTCCCGGCTCTGGACGCTTGGTGTTATCGAGCAGAAAGAGGAGATCACCGTCAGTTGGTCTGATTTACTGGCACCGAGCAAGGCTGAGAAAATCGACACAATGGGTAAGGCGGCAGATATCGCCGTTAAATCACAGCAGGCATTCGGATATTCAATATTGCAGGAAAATGAAATCAGGGCTCTGGGTGAATACCCGACACTTAAAGAGTTTGAAAAAACCGAGCCACCTGAAACCGGCGCAAAAGGAGATCCGTTAACTGATGATAAAAAACCAGAGGACAGGGTCGCCGATAATACCGCGAAATAAGGCGGACCCGACACAGTCAGGAAAGCCGGTCAGAAAGATGTATCGTGATATCGAAAACCGGTATTACGGGCTTAAAAAGGCACTCCGGCAGCTATTTGACCTGTCATTTACCGGCAAAGAACGAAATCAGAACTCACTCTACAGCTACATCCTCGCCAAAAACGCACAGAACGAACCAGATTCGCTTATCAGGGTTAACGCCGGCGTCTATTCCTATGACCTCGCAGAGCGTCCTGACGAGTGCGCACGCTTCCTTGAACGGCTGCAATCTATCCTGGATGAGTATCTGTTTGAGGGCGGGAATGAAAACCTGTGGGCGTTCAGCCATGTCGCAGCGGAGTATGAGCGTGGCACACTGAATGCGTATACCAATCTGTCACTACAGTCAGAGGTGTATGCATCACAAACCACGCTCACTTACCTGATGTCACAGCCTGCGTATCAGAACCAGATAGCTGCGGCGCTTATCTCAACGTTCAGCGACTGGAAAGGTATTTCTGATGCTGCCCGCGCGGACCTGTCGAACATCATTGGCTCAGCGATAGCCAGAGGGATTAGCCCGCGCGAGACAGCCAGAATCGTCAGCCGCCGGCTGGATGTTTCGATGAGCAGCGCTAAACGCATCGCACAGACGGAGCAGGTTGGCGCACTGAGGCGCGCAAACTGGAATGAAACCACACGGGCGGGTGAGCAGCTTGGATTGCGTACCGGTCTGCTGTGGCTGTCTGCACTGAAGCCGACAACACGTAGCTGGCATGCAGTAAGACACGGCAAGGTGTTCACAGTCGGGGAAGTCGAAGCGTTCTATGCTGACGGCGGCAACCGGTTTAACTGCTACTGCGCGACACAGCCTGTGTTACTGAATGCCGACGGGACGATTTACAACAAGGGGATCACCGACCGCCTGGCTGAAGAACGCAAAGCCTGGACGACTGAAGAAGATTCATAACACCACGAGGCCACAACATGAAGTTTTCCGGAATTCATGTTAAATCGCTGGCTATCAACTCCTCCAATATCTCAACTGAAACCATCGACGGTGACGGGCATATCGTCATTCGCGGCGTTGTGCCTGTCGTTGATGACGTTGTGATGAACGGGGGGCTATATCCTGCCAGCGAAATTAACAGCAGTTTTCAGTCGATGGAGGGGAAGCAGTGCCCGTACGGACACCCTAAAATCGGCACAGATTATGTATCGGCTGACACGCCGCGCGCAGTAAACCAGTTTCATATCGGCGCATGGGCTGAGAATGTCCGCAAAGATGGCAATAAAGTCATCATGGACGTGAAGGTTAATCGCCGGTTCGCGGATGCCACGGATAAGGGTAAAGAGTTTCTTTCCCGCGTGGATGACATTATCGCCGGTAACAACAAAGACCCGATCCACGTCTCTACCGGCTTGCTGCTACAGCGTGAGCAGAACAAAGGTAAATCAAAGGGTAAGCCTTACACATGGGTCGCCCGTAATATGCATTTTGACCACATCGCTATTCTGCCGGTAAGTGAGCCGGGTGCGGCAACGCCGGAGGACGGTGTCGGGATGTTTGTGAATGCGGATGGTGATAAATGTGATGTTGAAAACGTCAGCCTGGTCGATGCTGCGAACCACACGGAATCTGGCATCTTCAACAAAACAAAGTTCTTCTTCACCAACGGCTCAAATTTCTCTTTCGAGGAGATCTATAAAGCACTGCGCGATGCCCTGAGAAAGCAGTTCACCGGTGATGACTGGCCTTATCCTGAAATGGTCTGGCCTGACAAATTCATTTACTACAAATCCGGTAAATCCTACCAGCAAAAATACCTCATTGACGACAACGGCGAAGCTGAATTTGTCGGTGAGCCCATTGAAGTTGTGCGCAAGCCAACAGAGTACGAAGTAAAAACCAATAAGGAAAACGACCCGATGAAACAAATCATCACAAACGCGCTGAAGGCAAAAGGCATCGACGTTGAGGGTAAAACCGACGCGGAGCTGCTGGATGCGTACAACCAGATGAATGCTGACGCCTCTAAGGCTGAAGAAACGCCGGAAGAAAAAGCGGCGCGTGAAAAGAAAGAGAAAGAAGAAAAAGAAGCCAAAGACAAAGTAACCAACAGCGATATGCAGACCATGATCACCGCTGCTGTTAATGCGGCGGTCGCTCCTCTTCAGGCTCAGTTAAACGCCGGTGCTGATAAAGAAAAATCAGCCATGCGTGACGCGGTGAAAACTAAGTTCGGCATGTCAGACGTTGCCGTTAACTCACTCGACGGCGACCCGCTGAAAGAGCTGTACGCACAGTGTGCACCGGTTCAGGGGCTGAATGGCTCGTTCCATTCTCAGCAGAACTCTTCCACCTCAGTATCAGAAATGCCGGAGTAAAACGAAATGGCGAACAAAACAAAACGTGTAATTCACGCAGGGGGTATCTTCCCGAACCCGTTGTTAAATCGTGAAGGTGCGGCGGCGGCAGACACCAAGCCCGGAACTATCGGGTTCTTTGATGGCGGCGAGTTCAAAGCCTCCGTTGATGGTAAAGAGTCAGCAATTCTGTATGTGGCCAACATGGATTATCTGCGCTGTAAAGGCGTTGATGATGATCTGAATGCCGGTGATTGGGTGGTGGCGATCCAGCCTATGCAGGGAATGTTCCTGAACGTGCGCGCCGCAGCCGGTACATACAAAAAAGGTCAGCCGGTGATTGTCGCCAATGGTCAGATTACAGCGGCGACCGCTGCGGAAGGTGAAGTTGCATTCGCCTATGTCGAAGAAGATTCAGCATTAACCGCGAAAGCGGGTGAGCTGGTTCGCGTTGTGTTCAAGTAAGGAGAACTGAATGTTTTATTTTTCAACCAAAATGGCAACCGAAACCGGTAACCTTAAGGCTAATACCTCTCAGTTCCGCGAGTTGACGCTTGCCCGTAACTCATCAGCACAAGCCGTGGCTGACTTTCTTGCACGAACTCGTTATCGCGGTGATGCTGATGATGCTCCGCGTTTAGATGCAGTAAATGCAGTTGACGATATTCGACGTTTGTATAAGGCGTACGACCAAACTGTTTTGGCTGAGTTCCAGCCGAATACGGAATTCACCCTGCTGAATGACCTGATGGGACTTTCCCGCTCCGTACGTCTGGAAGAGTCCGTGTATGAATATGCACGTAAAGGCAGTGGTGGTGTGGCTCACACATCAATGTCTGGTCAGATTGGTGCGCTGCTGGATGCCGGGGCGTTCACCTTCGATGGAACAATGGTTCCTGTCCATGATACTGGCTTTAAGTTCACATGGCGTGACCCTATTTTCGGCAAAGGCTCAGCTCTGGCCTCCCTGTCTGATGCGCAGTCTGATTCTGTTGATACCGTGCGCCGTAAATACATCGAATTTATCTGGGGTGGCTTCCGTGATGCTGCGGGTAATTTCATTAAGTTTGACGGCAAGTCATGGAAGGGTCTGCGTGAAGATGAGCGTGTGGCTCAGGTAACGCTGACTATCGACTTTGCCACCGAGCAGGACGGCAAGAAAATCCGTGTTGAGGCTATCAAGTTGCGTGATGTGCTGAAGCTGAAAAACCTGCAATACGGTGAACAGACCTGGTATGTGTCAGGCGAAATTCTGTCCAATTGGGAAAGCGTGTATTTCGACGTCAACCAGAACCGCACCATTCTGGAAGAACTGAAGAAAATCACCGGCATCAAAGATATCAAAGAAGATTACACGCTGAAAGGCAATGAAATGCTGATTGTTCCGTTGTCTGCAGGTGTCATTGCTCCGATTGTCGGTCAGGCGTTCGGTACTGTCGCAGACCCGCGTCAGTTCTATAACTCTGATTACGTATGGCGCACATGGGGCGCTGCCGGTCTGATGGTTAAGCAGGACATCGCCGGTCACTTCTCGGTCATCCACGCGAAAGGCGCATAAGGGGTATTTATGGCACTGGTAAAAATCGTAGCAGGAAACATTTTTGCCGGTGTCGACTTTCAAAAACTGGAAGTCGGCGCTGTCTATGATGTTGAAAATAGCCTGGCAGAAATCTGGATTGCCAGCGGTAAAGCGGAGCTTTCAAATGACGAAAGCGGCGCGTTAATCTTTGAAGTTGCTACACCGGCAGTCACTCACAGTGGTGATTACCTGTCAGCAGAGTTGGCATCTGCAAAGCACCTGATTGCAGAGCTGGAAGATAAAAACGCTCAGTTGCCGGTTCTTGCCGGTGAGCTGGCTGAAGCCAATGAAAAGGCGGCGGCACTCACTGCAGAACTGGAAGATAAAAACGCTCAGCTTGACGCCGTCACCGCTGAATTAAACGCGCTGAAAAACGGCAAAAAGGCGAAATAACATGCAGATAACACTTGATGATGTGAAGCCGATGATCGCGGAACTCGGGTTTACACTGCCTGATGCGGTGCTGTCGCTGTTACTGAGTCAGGTTAATGCAAAGTCCGGATGCCTCGAAGCTAATTACGACGAGCCAACGCAGAAGCTGTTGCTGATTTACGCATTAGTCCGGCTGGCATCACTGTCAGGCGCACGAAAGATATCATCGCAGAGCGGTCCTAACGGGGCGTCTCGCTCTTTCGCGTATGATTCTGCCGGTACTGATTATCTGCTGAACCAGCTCCGCGTATGGGATAGTGCCGGGTGTCTTTCTGATTTGCCGCTGTCGAGCAAAACGGTCGGTTTCTTCACTGTAGTCGGGGGGTATCAATGAGTTCAGTTGCAAATTGGGCGTATACCTCTTGGGCTACGCTGTGGAAAGCAAAGCGAGATACATACGGCAAACCAACATTCTCCGAGCCGGTCCATTTTCTGTGTGGCTACGGTAGTGAGCTGAAAGCCGGAAAGATTGATATCGGTTCTGAAATCACTATCAAACTGGTGTTCTGGACTGAGTATGCTGATGCGAGAAAAGGCGACTTTATCGCTATAGGCAAGCACTCAGGTGATCCGGTTTCTGCCGGAGCCGACGAAATCAAATTCATCAAACGTGATGAAGACTTATTCGAGCACGTAGCAGATGACTACACCCTGATAACGGCGGTGTGATATGGCAGCTAAAATCAGAGGCATTGCAGATGTCAGTGCCAATATCAATGCGTTGGTCGGTGGCATCACTGGTCGCAAAGTCACCCGTGCGATACAGGCGGCAATGCTGATCGGCGGTGCTCAGGCGACGCTGTTTACACCTATCGACACATCAACACTTATCAACTCTCAGTTCCGTGAAATTACAGTCAATGGCACGCGCGTTACTGGTCGTGTTGGGTATTCCGCCAACTATGCGGCATTTGTTCATGACCCGCAGGTGAAGCAGAAATTTGTCAGAGCCACGGCGCGGAAAGAGTTCCTGAAACTTGGTTTTGAAGACTCACGCGACGAAATTGACGCGGCAGTACAGCGGGAGATGCGGATATGATACACGAAGCATTTGAGCGCTACCTGAACCGTGCCGGATTGCTGGATGACTTCACGATTCAGTATCTGACGTGGAATGAGGAGCCGGATTCACGCATACAGCAATATGCGGTTATTCAGCCTGACGGCGGCGGTGGTCGTTTTGCCGACCTCGGGGCTGATGACAATGTGATGCTGATTCTGGTGTCCGCACAAAAAGACCCTGAGCCGGTACTGACCAGAGCGAAAGATATTCTTAGTTTCGTGGCTGAGTTTCCGGATGACTGCGAACTCAACTCAGTATACAACCTCGGCGGACTGACGAAGCCGATCCCGACAGAGGAAGGTCGGTTTATCATACAGCTGGCTTTCCGCTGCACATCTTAAACAAACACACTTCAAACAGGGTCGCTTATGCGACCTTTTTTATTTGCAAATAAAGAGGTTATAACATGGCTCAATGCCCTGATGATAAAGGCTTGGTGATGGGTAATGCGGGCATCCTCCGCATCGCACCGGGTTGCCCGGGTACGGTTCCTGATCAGTCTGCGTTTCTGCGCCTCGGCGCACTGACCAGCAAGGGACTGGATTACGGGACGGAGACAGTGACATCCAAAGCTGACGACACGAAAGGGCTGACTGAAGCTATCGTGACCGGCGCGGACGTGACGATTAAGTTTGATGGTGAACTGAAGCGCAAGGGCGTGGATGGGTCAACATCCGCGTTCGATATCTCACGGGATATTCTCGTAGAGATTAAAGCCGGTCGCCAGCCGTCCTATTGGGTTCAGCTCGATATGAAAGGTGACGGAAGTGATGTAATTCAGGGTTATATGACCTTTACATCATGGTCACTGGAATTCCCGACGAAAGAAATCTCAACCTATTCCGGTGAGCTGAAAGTGGCTGACGCTGACAGCTTCGAGTGGTTACAGGAAGAAATCGCTGTACTGAGTATTGCGGTTGATCCATCCGCTACCACGGTTAAAGTCGGCGAAACCAAATCTATCATGGTGAAATTTACGCCTGGTGATGCGACCAACAAAACCTGCACCGCAGTCAGCGACAAGCCAGCATTTGCGACAGTGTCACAGGTTGGTACGGTCATTACTGTTCGCGGCGTTGCTGCCGGTGTCGCGAATATCACCGTCACCTCCGAAGATGGCGCGAAGACAGCGAAGTGCGTCGTTACCGTCACCGAGTAACATTACAAAGGGCGTCTCCGGATGCCCTTGATAATGTATTCAGGAGGATATATGACACCACGGTTAGAATACGGCGAGATGGTGATATCCACTGCCGAAAATGATTATCTGTTCCGCCCGTCACTGGATGCAATGACGCGAATAGGGTCGCCAAAAGAGATAGTGAGCGCATTTACACGGTTAAATGGCGCAGAGGTACAGCAAATTATTGCGTCTGCTGTAAGCGCTTACGGGGTTGTTCCTGAATGGCTGATAACACTGTTAAATAAGCCGGTGTACGGGCGCAGCATTCTGTCATCAGCAATGGACGTAATGCAGGCATGTTGTGACGATGACTGTTCTGAGGTTATCGGTGAATGGCGACCGGGAAAATCAGGTATGGTGTACCGTCAGGGCGCTATGCATTACCGCGATATCATCCTGCTGGCGCGTGAGTTGATGACCCACGGCATTATCGGTAAAGCTAAGGTGCGCAAACTCCAGCGTAACGAGGGCAAAGATGAATACTCAGACGAGTTTCACGCTGTCGATTACATCAGCGCCGCCCGTGTGCATTTCAACATCACCCGCAATGAAGCCGAGCAAATAACCCTGACTGAGTTCGTGATGATGCTAAAAACGAAATATCCGGATGAAAAGGGCTTCACGAAAAATGAGTATGAAGCCATCACCAAAGCCGACGATGCCCGTAACGATGATTTGATTAAGGGTAAGCGCCGGTTGGTGAGTCGGAAAGCGAGATAGCGGCTCCGCTTTTGCTTTCTTTTGCATCACCAGATGATTAACATGAGGGAAATTAATTATTGAGGGTGTTTGTGTGAAGAAAATTCTATCTGTTATTTTAGTCGCTATTGTGGCTGTGTCTCTGTCCGGCTGCGGCGCTACGGCGGGGAATAAAAAGCTCGCGAATGAAACGCAGGAAAGCATACAAACCAAGCTGATCAGTGGGCAGACCACTAAAGCTGAAGTAAAAGCAGCCTTTGGTGATCCGTCAGGGGTCGGCTTCACAAGCGACAAGGAAGAGCAGTGGAGTTACGCATTTGCCAACACTAAAATAAAAGGCAAAACGTTCATCCCGTTCTATGGCATGTTTGCCGGTGGCGCAACGACGAAACTCAAGCAGCTTGTGATCATATTTAAGGGTGATGTAGTAGATAAGTACACAATGTCAGACTCTGAGACTGATGTGAAAAACGGGATGTGAACCCAGCAAAGAACGCACAAACCCTGCCAACCGGCGGGGTTTTTCATTTTAAGGAACCGGTAAATGGCACAAGTAGGCGAAATTGTATATCAGGTGCAGATGGATGTAGCGCAGCTGCTTACTTCTCAGCGCCAGTTAGATCAGCGGCTGCGGAACATGGAAGGCGGGTTTAATCGCACCACAACCGCCGTCAATAGTACGGATCGCTCAATGGCGTCACTGTCGCGTGTTGCCGCTTCATTGACGGCGTACCTGTCTGCATCTGCTGTTGCTAAATATGCCGAAGCCTGGACGGTTCTGAATAACAAACTCGTCAACTCCATAAAAGCCGGTGAGACACTGGCAGTGGTGAATCAGCGGGTGTTTGATATCGCTCAGGAGAGCCGTTCAAGCCTTGATGGTATCGCAACACTGTATTCGCGTTTAGAAAGAGCCATGCGCAGCGCCGGACTAAGTGGTCAGGAATTAGGGCAAATAACCACCACCATTTCCAAGGCAATGACCGTTTCCGGTGCCACGGCAGCAGAATCCGAAGGTGCGCTTGTCCAGTTATCACAGGCATTAGCATCGGGCGTGCTGCGCGGGCAGGAATTCAACTCAATGAGTGAGCAGGCACCTGCGCTGATGAAAGGGCTTGCTGATTCGCTAGGCGTGAGTATTGGTAAGCTGAGGGCAATGGCTGGAGAGGGCAAGTTGACTACGGATGTATTGTTAAAGGCATTCCGTGAAATGGGGCCGACTATTGAGAGGGAGTTTGCTAATACAACACAAACTATGTCGCAGTCTCTTCAAATTGCTGGCAATAATATTACTAAATTCTTCGGTGAGTCATCAGCCGTTAAGTCATTTACCAGTATTTTTAACAGCTCGGTCGTTACCGCCAGTGAAAGCCTGAATTCATTAACTAACGTCCTGATTATTGCCGCAGGTGTCATGGGGTCAAGATATGCCGGTGCCTTGGCATTGGCAGGCGCAGCGCAGATAAAAAAAGCACGCGACACAATATCGGGAGTGGTGGCAACAAGGCAGGCTGCGATAGCTGAAAGCGAAGCGACAGCGGTTCTTGTCAGGAAAACAGTGGCAGACAAAGGCGCTGCATTATCAGCGCTTAATCTTGCTCAGGCTGAGTATCAGGTTGCCAGAGGTTCAGCCGCTGAAGCGACGGCACTGGCAAACGTCACTAGGCTGAAAACAGCATATACGAACTCAGCAATCATAGCGGCTCAGGCTAATAATGCGCTCAGCGCTTCACAGGCTCGCGTTGCCGCAACTGGCTTAACGATGACCAATGCGCTCAAAGCGGTTAACTGGTTACTGGCTCCGATAGGCGGACCGGCTGGCGCTGCGATGCTGGCAGGTGCGGCTGTGTATTACTTCTTCCAAAAAACGGAAGAGGCGAGGAAAGAGGCATCTAAATTTGCTGATGAGCTTGAAACGCTGACGGTAAAAATGCAGGGCATGAACCGCGTTCAGCTTGAGGGGATGGTCGCGAAAGCTACTCAGCACATGTCCACTCAGAAAGATGAAATTAAAGAGCTAGGCAGTGAAATTGACAGCCTGAATGAGAGGTACCGTACAGCAGCTGAGAGAAACTACAGTATAGCTGGAGTTGAAAAAAAACGAGCAGAAATACTTAATGAAATAAAAATAAAGCAGGCTGAATTAGACACAAAAACAACTGAGTATTCACGCACATTAAACTCAACAGGACTGATGCAGGCAAAGCTCAACGGTGAATTGTTGCAAGGAGCCGATCTGCTTACAGCACAATCAGGCACTGTATTGCCGAATGCCGGAGCGGCACTCAAGGCTTACGGGCTTAATCTTGATGATGCCACAAGGGCTAAGCAGAGGTTCAATGCGACATCGTTAACTGTGGAGCGTAGCGAGGATGGCGATAAATTACTGGAAAACCTGCGTAAACAAAACGAATTGCTGGCAATAACAGATGATCGGCAACGCGCAATCGCAACTGCAAAGCAAAAAGCAGAAGAAGCTGGCGTTAAAGTCGATTCGACGCAGATGCAGCAAATTGAGAGTGAAGCAGCGAAGAGTCATGATCTTGCTGCTGCAAAAAAAGAGATAACCAGTTCAGCCAAAGCCGCCGCCAGCGCCGCAGCAAAAGAAGCCACCGAAGCAGAAAAACTTCAGCAGAAGATAGCCGACCTGGCTGATGCAACAAAAGTAGTAGAGCTGGAAACGAAAGGACTGTCGCGGGAAGCTGCAATCCTTGAAGCAGTACAGAAGCTCGGGTCAAAGGCTAACGCAGCACAAATAGCCGAGATAACCGAACTTGCCGCCAAAGAATACGACCTGACGCAGAAAATAAAAGACCGCAAAGATGCCTTTGAGCAAAACCCGAGAGCGAAAGCGGAGCAGGATTTCAGCTCCGGTAATACTCAGCTGGAGCGGCAATTACAGGGCAACCTTATCACCGAAGAGCAATATCAGCAGAGACGTGTCGCGTTAAGCGCTGAGTATGCGCAGAAAATTGCAGAGCAGAATGCAAAGTCAGTAGTTACACCGGTTCAGGAAATGGCGGCGCAAGTCGATCCGGTTCAGGCATTGGCTAACGAACACGCCCGTAAACTGGCGCTCATCAAAGAGTACGAAAACCAGAAAGTTATCACTCAGATGCAATCTCTCCAGCTGATGCGCGTTGCCAATGAAGAATACGACCAGCAGCGGCTTGATGCTCAGTGGGAAATATGGCGCAACCAGAACCTCGGCAATGAAACACTCGCCGCCAGCTTCGATGCGTTTGCAAATAATGCTTCCGGTGCTCTGGCAGGCGTAGCCAGTGATTCTATGTCAGCCACCGATGCCGTTAAACAACTCGCCAACTCAGTAGCCAATCAGCTGATAAACACATTCATTCAGATGGGTGTCGAGTGGGTGAAATCGGCAATCATGGGAGCGATGGCGCAAAAAGCAGCCGTAGTAACAACAACGGCGGTTCAGACGGCGGGGATCGCCACAACGACAGCGGCTAGCACCACGGCTGCGGCAACAACTACAGCAGCATGGACACCGGCAGCGATAGTCGCATCTATCGGGTCATTCGGTGGTGCGGCAGCGATAGGTATCGGTGCGGTAGTCGGGGCGCTTGCTATGGGTGTTGCCGGTCGGCGCTTTCAGGGCGGTCCGGTAGATGCCGGCTCAATGTATCGTGTTGGTGAGGGCGGTAAGCCTGAAATATTCCGGGCATCTGATGGTAAGCAGTTCATGATACCGGGTGATAACGGGCGGGTGATATCCAACAAAGACATGGGTGGTGATGGTGGCGGCTCACAGGTGATTATTAATATTCAGAACTACTCATCAGCATCCGTTGACGCGAGAGCAAGAGACACCGGTAACGGCGTGACGATGGATATGATTGTCGCGGATATCTCACAGGGCGGGAACATCTCACAGGCCATCGAGCGCAGCCATCAGGCACCAAGGAGAGCAACAGAATGATTGATGCCATTGATTACCCTGACTGGCTCCCGCTGGCGCAGACGGCAGATAAAAACATGTCTATGGACACAGGGTTCATGACTGACCAGCCTCAGGTTGGTGCACCGATATTCCAGAAGCTGACCGATGACCTGAAAACCACCTGGAACGTAACGTGGATACTTAACCGTATGCAGGAGCGTGCATTTGCTCAGTGGCTGCGGCATCCGGATTATCTGGATAACTGCAACCGCTGGTTCCGGATGAAAATAGATATCGGCGGCAGCGGGTTACAGGAGCAGACCCTGCATTTCGTTGGTTATCCGACACAGACCAGCGTACAGGGTGCTGCGATTACATGGACCGGCCAGGTTATCTGTAAAAAGCTGCATAACGACGATGACGAGTTCGGTGACATTATTATCGAGTTCCCGCCACCGTTCGGGAGCTGGCTGGATGTCATTGTGACGGAAACGCTGCCGAAACCGGAGGGTGAATGACGACACTCAGGGAATATAAGAGCCTGCGTCCGGCGCGGATACTGTATGAAACCATCACGATAGCCAATGATGTGGTCGGGTCGTTCCGTATGGTGAATAACCAGATTTTCGAAAAAACATTTGGCGGTGAGATTTATCTTCCCTGCCGGATGGAGGTTATCGAAAGCCAGCAGAGCAACACGCCGATTATTGACGCGACAGTGAAATTCGGGCGCATGGCGAGCGGGTTTAAGTATGTGTTAAATAAATGGAAAGATCACAACAGGCTGACCCCGATATCCGCTATATACCGGCAGTGGGACTCCGCTTTTTTACAGTCTCCGATCAAGGAATGGAGCCTGTTTATCTCCGATATCAGTCTGGATCAGAATGATGTCACCTGCCAGCTGACACTGAAAAATCCGCTCAACTCAAACATAGGGCTCATGTATGACATTGAAGAATTCCCGGGTCTGCGCAGTGTCTGAGGATGATTTTATTGCCTCGGTTATCGGAAAACCTTGGGTCAACCGGGCAGCAGACATGGCGCAGATGGATTGTTGGGGGCTGATTGTCCTGTATCAACGGCACGTCTGCGGCAGGAATATTCACATCCCGTCAGGGTATGGGGCAGGTGCTGAGTTTGCAGGATGCTTTGATGAGATTATGCCGTACTGGACAGAGGTTTCCTTGCCATCTGATGGTGTAATGGTTGCCGGGTACTACGGCGATCACCCTGTTCACGTTGGTATCGTGGTCGGCGATAAAGTCCTGCACAGTCGTGGTGAAAATGGCTGCGTGACACTGGACAGGCTGATAACACTGAAACGGCTTTACACACGGATTGAATATTATGAATACAGCGGTAATTGAAGTTGAGCGCATTCCAGGTGTATCGCGTGAAAGGGTCGGTGTCAGTGCCGGTGTGGTATTCAGTCACTGGCTTACCGGTAACGTGCTTCATCACGATGTGGCAGTCAGGGTTAATGGCAAGTGGCTGACTGATGATGACAGCATTGATTTTCAGCTCTCAGCAGGCGATCTGATTCAGGTTTTTGACAGACCAAAGGGCGGGCTTGGCGGGTTAATCGGCACTATTCTTAATCCGCTTGAACACCTTAACCCGATTAAATTCACGCAGAAAGTATTATCCAGCCTGATGCCGATGCCTAATGCGGCGACAGGAATATCATCAAAAACGTCAGCAAACAACAGCGTTAAAGAGCAGACGAATATCGCCCGTAATGGTGAAGCCCGTCCGGATAACTACGGACAGATACGGTCCTTCCCTGACCTTATCCAGCAATCTGCATTTGAGTACATCAATAATGAGAAATACATTACTGAGTTGCTGAATTTCGGGCTCGGAAGATACAGCGTGTCGTCAATCCGCTACTCAGAATCAAACCTCGGAGCGATGGCGGGTGCGTCATCTGTGGTGTATCAGGCGGGTACGGTCATCCCTGAAATCACTGAGGTCTATCAGTTTGACGATATCGACGGGCAGGAATTACCGGGTCCTAATGAAAGTGATGAAATCCCGAAAGAGACAGCATCAACAAACCGGATCGTGGAGGGTGAAATTGCAGGCGGTGAAGCTAAAGTAAAAATAGTCAAAAATCCCGACTTTGATTATTTCTTCGATTTGACCTTGCCGCACAACGTCACTATCGAGCTGAATATTACTTACAAAACCGTCAGCGGCAACGCCACTGAGGACATCAGGATCAGTGCGGTGATGTACAGGGTTGAGGAGACTGACGACGGAGCAGCAACCAATCCTGAGCAATATTATACTTTTTACTTTCGCGAACTTTCGGGCAGACCGGTCCCGGCTGATTCGGTGGTCAACTCAACTAAGTTTGTTATTCACGATAATGAGTTTCTGACAGTAGGACCATTCTTTGCCCCGCTTCCGGGTGAGCAGTTATGGGTCCATCTTAATGCTAATCTCGGCGATGGTGACTACGCTAATGCAGACATCACGTACTGGAAGCTTGACGATGATAACAACGAGATAGCATGGTCACGGCGCACCACACGCGGAGGGTTTCCTGAGGCCGGCAAGACGGATTACTACGCCAAAACCATCAAGATAACTCCGGCAACCGGCGCAGGGCGGTACGCTATTCAACTGACGCGGGTAGAAAACAGCAATGACCACAGTGTGCTTAAAATTGAATCCTGCCACATGGTCAACCTGCGGGAAAATGTAATTTATGAGAATGACACAATAGCCAGGGTTAGTGTGTTATCAACGAAAAATGCGACCCGGTCACGTGACCGCAAGTACAACGCACTGATTACCCGCCACGTTATCAGCTATGACGCAGCCAGCCGGAAAGTTGATTACCGCATCAGACCCTCACGCAGATTTGCTGACTCTGTTCTGCATACCTGGCTGATGATGGGTAAACAACCGGAGGCAACGATTGATATCCACGGGCTGTATGTCATACAGCATGAAATAGACGCCACTGATGAACGGCTGGGGCGGTTTGATTACACATTCGATGATGACGACACGTCACTAGGCGCGAGGATATCAACTATCTGTGATGCGGCTAATGTGGTGTCGTTCTGGGATAACGGCATCCTGTCATTTGCACTGGATAAAAAGCGCGACAGGGCAGTGACGGTTCTCAACCGTTCTAATATGTCAGACGATAACTTCTCGCTATCGTACAACATGACATTGCCGGGCGGGTTCGATGGTGTGGAGGTGAAGTATCGTAACCCTGTCACCAATAAACAGGATTACGTCAGATACCGCATCACCGGTTCCGGAATGGAAAAAGGCGAACCGAACAAGGCTAAGAAATTCGACATGCTGTACCTGCGTGACCGCTTTCCTGCGGATTTCCGCGCGAGGCGTGAATGTCTGCGGCTCATTCATTCCAATATTTCAGCGCGGGCAACCACACTGGCAGACGGAGAATGGATGAATGTCGGTGATATGGTGAAGTTTGCCGATATTCTCGATATAAATCAGCAGTCAGGCTCTATCACCGGGCGGTCAGGCAACCGGTTTGAAACCTCAGAACGGGTTAAATTTGACGGTGAAATGTTTGTGGTTGTGACCGATGCACTCGGTAATGCCACTGCGGAGTATCCGGCGCAGCAGCTTGATGATACAGAGTTCGGGTTTACCGCAGATATCCCCGGCGTGGAAGTGGCGGTTTATGACGGCGTAGCTGTGCAGTCACCGTCACGTTACATTATCGCCGGGCACATGGAAATGGACGCCATGGAGTTTGTTGTCACGGAGAAAAAGACATCCGGTAGCAAAACGGCAATCTCACTCGCTGAGTACAGCGACCTGATTTATCAGTAAACAACATCAAATTCACCGTAAGCCAGCCACCGAGCTGGCTTTTTTATTGGAAGAAAAAGCACATGGCGACTATCCCTACACAAAACGCAGTACCGAGTGAAGCACCACGCGACCTGAAATTTAACTCAGGCAAAATTGACGAGTTCGTGACGTCAAAGGCGCGGGAGTATTTCGACCGCTTTGGCAAAAGCCACCTGACCATTGAAGGCATGAAGTGGATGGTTGAGCAGGTCATTGAAACGTTCAAAGTTGATATGAACCAGGCAATCATTGCTGCCGGTTATATCCCTATGGATAGCTTCCGGAAAGGGGCTGAAATCACAAAACGAAATGAGATTTTACGTGATGAAACCACCGGTGAATATTACCGATGGGATGGTGATTTGCCGAAATTGGTACCGGCAGGGTCAACGGCTGAGACTGCCAAGGCGCGGTGAGGTGTGGGCTGGTGTGTCGGTGATGCCAGCTTGCGCGGCGACCTGAGAAGTAATAATGGCGCTGGTATTGTTGTGGGGTCGTCGGGAAGGTCAGTGCAGTCTTTTATTGACGGGTCAGTACGCACAACAAGTCAGCTTGATATCACTACATCAGATCAGTTAATTGCCGCACTGGAGGCTCATGGTGCGATTATTGTTAACTCCGATGTTATCATTGATAAATATACAATTATCCCATCACATTCCAACGTCATTAATGGCGGTGGGTTGCTTCGGTTGGTTAATAGTGATTCTTGTATTTCAATCCGCCCTAACGTTAGGTTTGATTGTGATGTTTCTATTTCATCAGGGGTTAGTCTTTCTGTATCTGCGTTCCATATAGATGGTAAGATTGACAATCCACGATGGTATGTTGCAGACCACGATACGTACATAAAATCAAATGTACGCTCAGATGACATCGATGGAGTGTGTTTGTTTCTTGATGCTATTTCAGAAAATGGAAGACGAGCACTTATTTCTGGACTTCGTGCTGATATAATTTTATACCGAATGAAAGTAGGTATTTTAGCCAGAACAGATGGAAGGGAAATAACGTCAGGAAATACGTACATAACAAGTAACACAATAAGTATAACCGCCAGCGGAACGAGGACGATCTTAGATGAGAGTTATTCCATAAGTAACGGTAGCAGACCAAAAAATGAAGAAATTAGCGGCAATACATACTGGTTAGAACATCAACCATCAATAGATGGTGAATACAAACTAATAAAATTAGATGGGAGAATGAATCGCCTATACTGTAATTTATGGGATGTTGAGCACGCAACAAATAATGATGTAATTGTCATTAATGGTGATGATAATTATATAAACGGACAAAATTTACCTACAATAGATAGTAGATATATCAAGCTAAATGGTAAACGATGCTCTTATTTTGGTCATACGTATGGAGTGCCAGAGCTTAAGTTAAATAGAGTACATAGTGAACGTGGTGTCAAATTTGGAGTGAATGGAGATTTCAAGGCTGACGGATTGATTTATGTCACGCAAAAACAAAACAATATTACATTGGTGGGTGATATTGTTTTTTCAAAAAATGTTTACATTGATGAAAATAGAAGGCCGGTTTATTTTAAATTAAAATCAATAAGTAAAATATCAGACTCTATTTATAAATCTGAATTTAATATTGGTAGTATTAAGTTCCATCATGAGTTAAGCATTAACACTGGTCATGTAGATCACGTTGTATATATTCTTGTATCAGAACTCCAGGTTCATGTGATTTCAACGATAAATAGCAAGGTGACATCGTCATCTTATGATAGATCGCTGTATGGTAATGTTAATTTCTCATTTATAATATCAAGTAATATAAGTAATTCGGGTGTCAATATGATAAATATATTAAAAGGCGGGACGGATAATATTTAAATAGTAAGATAAAGGCGCGTTATGCGCCTTTTATTTTTGATTTAAAAAATAATTAATGACAATATCCGAACCAAATATAGTCATGTGACTATTATCTGAATAAATTGGTTCGTTATCATTATTTAAAAGTAAACATTTACCATCTTCACATAAGATATTGTTTGGGTCTATAAATGTCACGTTCTTTTTATTTGCAAGTGATTTTTTCATTTCCTCGTTTATAGATAATATTTTTTGGTCCATGTATTTATCACATGCACTAGTTATTTTCCATATTGGAAGGTTATGCCTTGCTAGGCATTCAAAAGTAGCTACCTTGCTATTTTGCGGTCTGCCAATGATATAGTAATGCCTATTGTTTCCACCTATCTTTATGAGTTTATTTATATCATTAGATATTGTCTTATCTATATTATCATTTATTTTCTTATCGGTTTTTCTGTCTGTTAATGTATAAGAATTCCATGATTGCGCAAAGATAACGTTTGTTTTTGGGAATTTCTTCATTGTTAGAATAAAGTTATCATAGCGCATCTCACATCTTTCATTATTGAAATCATCTCGCTTAGATATCAAGCTTGGTGTTATAAAACAACCATCTTTAAATATAGCAATGGATTTGATTTTATTGGAATTTATTGAGTTCATGTATTGTCGCATAAAACTATCACCACTTATGATAAAATCAGGGGTTTCGTTTTCAATCATGTTAAATTTTTGCACAATACTGCCTTGATTAATACCAGAACCTCCAAAGTATTTTTCATGAAATTGCTCTTTGTTAAGTCGATATTTTTCGTCTACTCTTTTTCCAACACCATCAATAGAAATATAATATGATATGCATAATGCTACCATCCAACATAATAGTAATCCATAATGGTAACTTCTTCTTTTTTCTACAGTGTTATAAACGGTAAATGTAAGTAATAGAGTAAATATCAGATATGCAAAAATAGAAATATCCATATCTAATTTATTTAAAAACACAATCAAAGGCCAGTGGATCAAGTAAATAGAATAAGACCATAGTCCAATTTTTTGTAATATTGCGTTTGAAAGTAAAGTTTTTGAGCTATTAGCAAGTATGCACAAGTAAGCACCTAAAACAGGTAGCAACGCATTGTAGCTGGGCCATGTATCGGTATCTGAAAATATAAAAAATGATGAAGTTATTAGGATTAAACCAAGTATTTCGATGATTTGTTTTTTGTTTTCTGTCACTGACAGAGGAAATAAAAATGCAATACCACCAGCTAGCATTTCCCATCCTCTTGTATAGATCATGAAATAAGAAAGAGTTTTATCTTTGAATGAGAAATAGATACAAAATACGAAACTGAAAATAGCTGAAAATAAAACTATTTTTTTTAATTTATGTATTGATATCAGTCTGGATAATAAAAGTAACACTATAGGATATAATATATAAAATTGCCATTCTACTGACAATGACCATGTATGTAAAAATATTTTATTTAATGAGTCAGAATCAAAATATCCAGCTTCATTGGCGTAAGTAATATTTGATAAGAATAGCAGGCTAGACAATGCATGTTTTCCTGCTAATTGGTATGACAGTGGCTCAAAGAGCACATAGCCAGCAGCTAACGTTATCAGTATAACAGTAATAAGTGCTGGAATAATGCGCTTTGCCCTTGCTAATAAAAAAAAGCAAAAGTGAAAAATTATTATTCTCAATTCCTCTAAAAATTATTGATGTCATCAAAAAACCAGATATGACAAAAAAAAACGTCAACACCAGCAAATCCACCGGGTAGATATGATGATTTAAAGTGGAACAATAAAACAGATAAAACGGCTATTGCTCTTAGCCCGTTAATATCTTCTCTGAATGATTTTTTTTGCATCGAGTTGTTCTTGTTATCATTTTCAATGGTGTGTAGTCTATCACCATCGTAAAGAGAGTTCAGTATGAACGTGAAATGGCAGTTATCCTAGAGCGTAACATCCGGACTACCTCCGTTCGCTTCACGCGAACGAACGTCATGGCTAGTATGAATGCAAAAGCTAATTTTACTTAGCCGTAAATCTTTTTGTCACGAAGTCATTATATTCACAGTGATTTATCTTTTTTGCTGGTACTCCAGCGACTACGGAGTTGCTGTCTACATTTTTTGTAACAACAGCTCCTGCGCCTATCTTTACCTCATTACCAATAATTACATTTTCAACAATTGATACGCCTGGCCCTATATAAACACCATCGCCTATAGTTGCAGCATTTGATTCAACTGACCCGATAGTAGTGAATTGAGATAGATTTACATTATTGCCTATGATAGCCGATGAGTTTATGACAATACATTTTCCATGCCCTAAATATAAGCCATAGCCTAATTTTGTTGATCTAGGTATATCAATGCAAAATCTAGTTGACAGCCTTTTATGTTGAATCATGGCGAATAATTTGAATAGCTTGTTTTTAGAACGACAGGTTCTCAGCCAAAATAAATATTTAAATCCATTATCAAAAAAGTACGCTTTGACAAATTTTTTTGATAAAAATTTATCAGTACCCACACATCTGAATAAATCACTTCTAATAAAATCAGTTACCTGGCTCATATCTCACCGCCAATATTAAATTTTTTTAATTTTATCACTTGCGTAAGTTTTAGTAATCACTTTGTTTTTAAATATCACGCCGAGTTCGCATCTGAGAGCGCATTGCAGCTCTTGTGATAAAGTGTCAGTCTGAACTATCGCTCCCCGACTCACGCTGGTGAACGATAGTCCGTTTTTCACACATGCCACGAACTGGCTGTTATCTACGGAGTAGGGGGCATCGACGATTTGCCGGTACTTTCCGGCGGGTGGGGGGATTTGAGTTGCGGGTGATGATGGGAGTATAGCAGGGGGATTGTGGCGCGTGTCATATTCGTGACACATGAAATGGAAGGTAAATGCATAAGAATGGCAAAAACTGCAAGCATGACACAGTTGCGAGCGATGAAATGCTTTAAAATCATTATGTTAGTTGTTGTCTTACTGACTTGTAATCAGTAGGTCACCAGTTCGACTCCGGTAGCCGGCACCATATAAAACCCGTTAACTCTCAACCAGTTAGCGGGTTTTTCATTTGCACTCACCAACTACACTTAGCGCGGTGTGGGACATATTTGGGACATCCTCACCAAAAACGGCATCAATTTGCTGTGCGTGCTGGCTTAAATGTCTCGGTGCCAGGTGAGCGTAACGCCGTACCATTTCGATTGACTCCCATCCTCCCATTTCCTGCAACACAGACAGTGGTACGCCAGCCTGAATTAACCAACTCGCCCATGTGTGCCGCAGATCATGAAACCGGAAGTTTTCAATACCAGCGCGTTTAAGTGCAGTCCTGAACGCAGTGTTTCCGTCAACCCGCATTTTTCTGATAACCGGAGTCATTGAGCCATCAGATCTGTTTTTTGCCTTTGTATGAACAAAAACATATTTAGTGTGGTTGCCTATCTGTTCCCGCAGAACTTTACATGCAGTATCGTTCAAAGCAACGCCCAGCGCCTTTCCTGACTTGGTCTGATCCGGATGAATCCAGGCTACTTTTCTCGGCATATCTATCTGTGACCATTCCAGATTAACAATATTGGAACGTCTCAGACCGGTAGCGAGAGCAAATGTAACGACAGATTTAAGCGGCTCACTGCATTCATCGATCAGGCGTTTTGCTTCCCACGGCTCCAGCCAGCGTATCCGGTTGTTCTTCGGTTTTGGCACCCGGATGTTCGGGGCTTTATCGAGATATCTCCAGTCACGTTCGGCAGCGCGGAGTAGGGACTTAATAAAGGCAAGGTAGGCGGCTTTGGTTGCCACAGAAACCGGTTCTGATTTCTTACTGACGGGACGCCGTTTCCTGCCGGCGACATGCTTTTCCCAGTTCTCTTCCTGCTTCTGATTTTTCAGCTTGCTGACAGCATCATAGATTTTAATCTCATCGATATCTGCCAGGTGAATGCCCTCAAAGTGATCAAGCCAAAACAGGATTTTGGTCTTATCATCATCAAGTGATTTTTTACCTGATTTTTCCTCAAGCCACCGCGTGCAGGCAACCTCAAAAGTAACCTTCGGAGTTTCACCCAGTGCGCTTACGCGCCACAGTTCGGCCTTTCGTTTATCATGCAACTCCTGCGCTTGCTTTTTGTCCGTTGTCCCAAGCGACTCTTTAATTCTTTTACCATTGTGCGAGTAACTGGCGTACCAGGTCTCGCCTCTCCGGAAGATTGACATATCCTTTCCTCTTCCGCACTAATCACGCTTTCAGGCGTATTGTGCATTTTGTAGTTAATGGCTGCAATGCAATTTGCTCTGGTAAACTGCCACGGTGATTTTGGTTTTAACGGGTCTTTTCTTGCTCCGGACAGCCTGCCGGTATCAATCCATTTTTTCAGGGTGGGGTAGGATATTCCCATAAATGCACATGCATCCCGGCTATCCATTGGGTAGGCATCAACTGATTGACGGCATAATGCCAGATGAGCTCCTGTGGCGGGTGATGACTGGTTAGCTATAGCCTCCATCCTTCCTTTCCTTCTGTAATTCACGCATAACATGCCCGAGCACTCGTTTTGGTGGAAAGTGCGGCAGGTGATTAAGCGTGGCAAATTTAGGTGTGTATTTATCGAGTATTGCGGTGTGTTGTTCGTCTGATTTATTTTCCGGCTTCTCTAATTCAGCCAGGCATTCCCTTGCTATATTGTGCGGCGTCCGTTCTCTGCTTCCTGTGGTGTCATTGGTCACACCTTTAAAGTTGTCCTGCGTCAGCTAGATACATTAATATGCAGAGAAGTATCATTCCTGCATATTCAAGGTGCGTCATTGGTCACCTCAGATTTGTGCTTCAAGTAACCGGCTCCCGATATTCATCAGGTCATCACGATTGACGGTGGTAATTATTTGGCGGGGATTGGTGAATGGTCGCCATATTAAAAACATGGAGCCTTTGTTATTTCCGTTCACCGGCTTATTTGTTCCGGCGTTAATAAACGATATCCGTCCACCGGTAATGAACCTGACCTCATCAACGGTATCCAGTGCCGATTTAAACCAGCCCACCGAGGTGTCTGCCGGAACCAGCATCACGACCGGCTGCAATTGTTCTCTGCATTGTTCGGCAGCTTTGCTTACCCACGGCTGTATGTCGCTATACGGCGGGTTGCACCATATTGAGCCGTAGCTTTGCCAGTCGGAGTTTAATGAATTATCTTTTTCGGTGAGGTAATGAGAGCAGAGGGTATTATTTTTATCGGCGGCGGCATCAAGGTAAAATCCGAATTCAGCGTCCAGTGCTGAGAATAACGGTAGGGGAGTTTGCCACAAATCACGCAATTCCTTTGGTGTTGTGCTCCCTCCGTAGTCAGCTTTCATTCTCCGCCTCTTTCATCATCAGGAATACTTCCATAGCCGCGCGGTATGGGTTTCTGTTATCACTGAATAGCTTTGATTTTAGACCGTAAATCTCACCACCCAATTCTCCCTCGACGAAAAGTCCGGGGGCAGCTGCAAGGTAATTATGCTCGAATTTTATTAGAGATATTCCATTCTCAATAATAATCGGCATTGCGTCTGTTGGATTGTTGCAGGGGGCGAATGGGTAATTGTTGGCGTACTTATCAGTAACTAATATATGTTTGTCATGATATTTAACACCAATAATGAAGCTGGATTTAATTAACTCCTCAGCCACAGCCTTATTAATCTCAAAGTCTGATTTGTCACGATATTTGTTCATTGATACATCCCCACCTTTTTAGCCGCAGATTCAACGTTGTCATGAAATATAGTCAGTCTATTTATCAGGCTTTGCGATATTTCAGTTGCATTGCACACCTCTGTCCACAATGCAGCACACGTAACCTGTAATGGGTCGCCAATTACTTTATTCCGCAGACTGATCATCCCGACATCCTGAGCATTAAAATTCAACCGCTGTAATAATTGAATCACCAATTTTTGACCATCACTCACGAACCACCTCCGCACACACTAATTCAACATTCCGCACAGTCGTCACCTGCACTGCGCGGCTCTCACATTCTTCGAGCGTATAAATATCATCGGTAACAGGCACAGCAGAGCCGTGCATCACCCGTAGTAATGCAAATCCGATTGTCATGGTTAGCTCTGAATTTTAGGTATAAAAAAACCTGCTAGTGCAGGGCTAATGGTATATTTCACTAATCACTAGGTAAAGATCATTTAAGCTCATGTTATAGATGTTATTTTTTTTCAACATATATTTTCCATCAAATAATAAATTATCCAAGTTAGTATTTACCATCTCAATGGCTTCTATAAACTTGTATACTGTATCAAGATACTTGCTATTGCTATTTACAGCTAGATTTAGTACCCCCATAAGCCTGGAGTCATCTATTTTGTAGAATACTTTCGTATACTCTTTATGATTTTCAACTTTAAATGCTACATAATAATTGGTTCCTTCTTTTTTTACCGTTAGATTGCTCGGTTTGTTGTCCACTAAAAACATATATGATTTTTGCATGAACTCACGATGGTAACCAATCCTTTCACACTCCATTAATAGTATTTTTGATATCGAATCATCTATTCTAATATTTTTTTTAATCTCTGTTTCTATGGAGTGGTTTTTTTGTTTTATATAAATAACACAAGCTGCAACAATGCCAAGTGATGAAATAAAGCTAAAGAATGATGATATTTTGCTATCTAAGCTTATCGTTGAGTAATATATAAAAGAATAAACACCTAAAAATAATAAAATCAAAGTGATAGCTGCAAATGACCAGCGCAACGATGAAATAAACCAATCTGGCTCTTTATTTTTCATAACACCCCCTTATAAAAAGACGGCGTATTGTACCTGCATCAGTGACTAAACACATCCGTGTGCGTCACTATTGTGGCACCTGGCTAATCAATCTTCAGGCCATTAACCGGCTGATAGTTAAAATGCCAGAACAGAAATTCACGACCGCGCTTTGTCAGGCGTAACTTCTCCGTGATTAGCCCCATATTTACCAGTATGCGTTGTGCCGTATATCCGTTGTGATATCCAGCCATTACCTTCAGGCATCCATTTCCTACGATATCGCGGTAATTTGTATGCCCGAAATTAGTCCCTTCAAAATGCTTTGCGATATACTCATCTGTGATATCTGCTATTAAGTCGATTGGTCGCGACATATTCATTCCTCTGTTATCAGCATATAAGACCTTATGAACTCTTCCGCGACCGGCGCGACGATGGCATTTCCGTAGGCGCGGAGTTTTCCCACTCGACCGGCAATCCCATCAGCCAGCGGGAATGCTCCGGGTTCAACTGGCCGCCACTTGTCATCCCGGCAGAGTAACCAGTCAGCATCTCGCC